TTAGATTTAGAAAATTAACACTAACAACAAACGATAAGTACCCACAGGTATTAAGCATTGACTTCACACAAGACAACTGCGTACTTTTGGATTCTTATCAATTAGGACAAGCGGTAGAGGTTTCTTACAATCTTCGTGGGCGTGAGTGGACTAACCCACAAGGCGAAACCAAAGTTTTTAATTCTATTCAAGGATGGAAGATAAACGAAGCCACAGAGGAAGTAACCGCAGCTGATCAAGCACCTGACAGAGAGGGGCTACCATTTTAATCATAGGGGGTGTAATAGCCCCCTTTTTTTTATACCTTTACCAAATGCTAATAAACTTCGAAGACCACATAAACAAACTTGACCAAGTAAGAAGCGGACAAATCAAAGAGGGCTTGAAACTTGGGCTACCTGAAATAGACGAATACTTACGTTTTAAATACGGAAACTTTAACGTAATACTTGGACACGCTAACGTAGGAAAGACATCACTTATACTTTACCTAATGTATCTTTATTCATTAAAGCACAAAGTACGTTGGTTAGTATTTTCAAGTGAGAACGAACCTTATGCACTTATACGAAAGATAGTAGAGTTTGCAGAGGGTAAGCCTATTAACAAGATAGAAACAGAGGACTACAAAGAACAACTTAAATGGATAAACTTGCATTTTAAGTTTGTAGATTGTCAAGAACTCTACACGTACAAACAAATCTTGGAACTCGGTCAAGCAATCAAAAAGGCTTGGGATTATCAAGGGTTCTTAATAGACCCTTACAACTCTTTAATGAAAGACCGAGATGTACTCAAAGGAATAAACTCCCACGAGTACGACTACCAAGCAACATCCGAGATGCGAATATTCTGCAAGACAAACAACGTATCTATATGGCTTAACACCCACGCAGCTACCGAAGCATTAAGAAAGAAGCACGGTAAGAACGAGGACTACGAGGGGCATCCTATCCCACCTATGGCATCAGACGTTGAGGGTGGTGGTAAGTTTGTAAACCGTGCAGATGACTTTTATGTAATACACAGATACACCCAACACCCTACCGATTGGATGTACTCACACTTTCACGTAAGAAAGGTAAAAGACGTTGACACAGGTGGAAGACCTACACCAATGGATGAACCTTTAAGGTTTCGTTCAATCATAAACAATGTAGGATTTGAGGTAAGTGGAAAAAATTTAGTAACTTACAAAACCAAGAAACAAACAGAAGTACCATTTTGAAAACAACACTTGACAAAATAGCCGACAAGCACCAAGATTGGATAAGGATAGTAAAGTCCTTTGGGTGTAAGGATTCAATAGCAGAGGACATAGTACAAGAGATGTACCTTTTAATGCACTCGTATCTTAATCGTGGGTTAGACATCAACTATGACGATGATATCAATCACTACTACATTTACAAACAACTACGTGGGTTATTCGTTGACCTACATAGGAAAGAAGCCAAGATCGTAAAAGTAGATATTGACCGATTAGCTGACTACATAGACGAAGAGAACGTAAAAAAGGAAAAGAATATCTGCAAGGCTATGAACCAAATGGACACTCTATTAGACAAAGTTTATTGGTACGATAGACAAGTGTTTGAGATTATAAGCGATGGCACAAGTGTTGCCGAACTCTCAAAGAAAACAGGCATCAGTTATTATTCGCTTTACAACACATACAGAAACGTAAAAGGACTAATTAAAGACAATTTAGAATGGGATTAGGCGATTTAGTATATTACATTACAAAGTACACAGGCATACGCTATGTGTGGAAAAAGTTGTACCCTGATTGTGGGTGCGACAAACGAAGAAAGAAGTGGAACGACATACAACTATAAGATGCCAAAAGGACAAATGAACCAAGAACAAAGAGAGGAGTGGGCTAACTATTTAGAAACAGCTAATAGTAGGCTTGATGAATCTCAATACAAAATGGTGTGTAGGCTACACGCTGATCTATACGCACACCCATACCACGAACCTTGCACCTGTTCCCCTAAACGAATTAAGGAATGGATAGCACAGATAAACAAGATATACAATGCTTGAAGATTTTTACTACCAACACGGTATATCTAACATCATATACAAGAATCTAAATAAGGATAAGTTTGTAAACAAGTTCTTTGCGGTTAAGTATGTGGGTTCGTGTATGCAGCTCATAAGCGACTTTAATAAGGAATCAGAAACAAAGACACACAAGGATTGGGAAACGTACTATGACAACAAGATAGGATTTGAGGAATTAAATCAAATAAGCCTACGCATAAACGAACAATACCCACATTTAGATATAGACCTTGTAAAGCGATATGTGTTCTTTAGGGTTATAGGTCAAACGTGGAATGGGTATCGTAAAGAGTTCTATATAATTGATAACCTACAAAAGGAGTTCAATAATTGCACTATCACAAAAACCGATTTTGAGAAAGACCACGAGTACTGCATAGATGCTGAAATGTACCAAAATGGTAACCTTGTATTAGGGATTCAGATAAAACCCATATCCTACAAGAAGATGAACACTACTTATCAGTTAAAAGCCAAAGAAAACCACAAGGTAAAGAACGACAAGTACGCAAAAGAATATGCCCCTTATGTATATGTCTATTACGACAAGGATGAAATAGTGGACAAGGAGGAAACTGTAAACAAGATAAACAAGATATATGCAAATTAAAGACGTACATAAGTTTGAGAAGGCTGTAATATTTGCTCTTAACATAGATGGTTGGGATTTAAAGTGGACAGGCGATTCAATGTTAAGTTGGGATGCACAGGGGCTTACACCTAAAGGACACAAGTGCGTTATTGAGATGAAGTTTCGAGATAGGTACTATGAAACCAAGATGCTCGAAAAATACAAATACAACAAGCTAATGAAACTTGACGATGACATAGTAAAGCTGTACTTTGTAAACGACCCTAAAGGAAACTATTTGTTTTGGCTAAACGACCTTGTAGATTTAGAGGTTCAAGAAAAGTATTGCCCATCTACGACTATGTGGGATAATAAGAAACGAACAAAAAAGGTTTATCTGTTAAGAGAAGACCAAGCAAGTATTGTAAACTTAAATATATAAATCGTGTTAAGTTTTACAGAAGATTTAAAAAGAGGGGAACAAGTAGAATTAGATGTACTATCTATGGTACAAAAAAAATATCCTAAAGCATATAAGGTAAAAGGGTATTTTAAAGATTATGATTTGTTCGTGCCTGAAATAAATAAATCTGTTGAAGTGAAATGCGATGAAAAAAGTAAATACACAGGAAACATACTTATCGAGATTGAGTTTAATGGTAAACCATCTGCACTAATGACATCTAAAGCTGACTATTGGGTGTGGTGGGATGGCTATGTTTATAAGTGGTTTACAATGAATCTTATACATAAATGCATCAAAGATTTAAATCCACCTATAAGAGAGTTTATAGGTAATGGGGATGACAAGTATAAAAAAGCGTATTTAATCAAAAAAGACATATTATATAAATATTCAATTAAATTTTAAGCTATGCCAATACCAACACCAAAACCAACAGAAGACAGAAAAGAGTTTATAGCAAGATGTATGGCTGATCCTGTAATGGTCAAAGAGTACCCAAACAAAGACCAACGCCTTGCAATATGCGCTGTTCAGTACAGAAAAAAATAAATTTGTTTTATTAACATTTTTGTTTACATTTGTAGTAACATTAAAACATTATGAAACGAATACTTAAATTTTTACGCAGACACGAGAACGCTATATTTATAGGTGTGTTTACACTTATGGTATGGGCAGGTATTATGTTATTCCTATTATTCGCAGCTTGGTTCGATACGTTATGAAAAAGCTACCCACAGGAATATACACGCACATTGAAGATGGTATAGTAAATGTGTACACGCAAAAGGAGTTTAACAAACTTTACAAGCACAATGTATGGTGGAGTAAAGCTAAAGAAACTTTAGGGCTATGAAAGTAGATTTTGCACAGATAGGACTTGTCGGACTTTTGATTTGTATGCTATGGATTTGGCTGAACTCCAATATATAGCTGACGCTGACGCAGCTTTGAAAATCCTTAAGAAGTGGCAAGAGAAGTCAGACAACGAAGAACTACGACTATTGTCTGAAACGATTGTTAGGATTGTGTTCTATACGAATAAATTAGAATTAGAATCCTACTGCTACAATAGGTTGATCAGCGAAGCGAGAGCAGATAAGAACAGAGCAATCGAAAGAGCAAGACGAGTAGAGAAAGAATTAGAAACATTAAAAAAGACAAATTATGAGATATGATGATTGGTTAGTATATATGGAACACGAACACAGAGAGTATGGATATGAATGTCCTGAATGTGGTGGTCGTACCGAAGAAGAAAACGAGTATTGTAGTACAACCTGTTTTAAAGCATCTTGGATATGATAACATTATTAAATGGGGAAACCTTTGAGGAAGAAAACCTATTAGACCTTATGCAAGATGACGAGTTCTACTATGGGTATATGGCTAAAGCAGCGTTGAGTTCAAGTTCGATTAAAACGCTTCTATCAAGCCCAAAGACATATAAGTACGTTTTAGATTATGGTTCAGGGTCAAGTCAAGCCTTGCGAGATGGTTGGTTGTTTCACACCTGCATACTTGAACCGCACGTATTTGAGGAACAGATATTTGTTGACGTACAAAGCAAAAACACAAAAGCGTATAAAGAAGCGTTAGCCGAACACGGTAAAGTATTTACAGCTAAAGAGAAGCGAGATGCCGAAAGAGTTGCGGATGCCTTTTTGCGAAACGAACACGCACTTAAACTACTAAAGAATAGTGAATTTGAAGTACCTGCGGTAGGTATGATAGATGGCTATCCGTTTAGGGGCAAGGCAGATGTGTTTGGTAATGGTAAAATAGTTGATCTCAAAACAACAACAGACATTAAAGCATTCCCTTACTCTGCACGAAAGTATGGCTATGACGTTCAGGTGTATGTGTATTGTTCTTTATTCAATGTAAGCTACAAGGACTTCACGTTCGCAGTTGTTGACAAGGGTAGCCTTGACATAGCGATATACGATGTATCGGAAGAGTTTTACAACGAGGGCAAGAGAAAGACCCAACAGGCGATAGAAACCTTTGAAACATTTTTTATAAACGGTGCAGACCTTGACACCTATTGTTTAACAGGTACGCTATGATACGATTCGTAAACGACTTAAATATGGTAAAAAGAGCAATAAGGAATTGCGACTACCGAGATGCTATCAAGCTAATAGAAGAAATACAAGAAGAAATTAAATTATTAGATTTACTTAAATGACACACCCAAAGGAATGTAAATTAAGATTAGAGAACCTAATCAAAGAATACGTAGGCGAAGACATAAACGAAAGAACTCGTAAAAGAGAAGTGGTTTACTTACGCACAATGGCTTATAAGATAATGACAAAGGAACAATGTATGCCAAGCCACATAGCAAAAGTGTTTAAGCAGAACCACGCTACTATCTTGCATCACTTAAAAAACTTTGAGTACCTTTATGAGAATGTTCAGGACTTTAGCAATACTTACAATCACTTACAAAGGTTGTACTTTGGTGTAGAGGAAGAACCTGTAAAGGAAGAAAAAAAGATAGTCAAGCGAGAAATGAATCCCTTATACGACATAGTAGATAAGATTCCTGTAACTGAAAGGGATAACGTAAGAGTAAGATTAGAAGCAATGATCGCAGGATTCAACATACGACCTAAAGGCTATCAAGGAAAGATATATCAGTCAAACCTAACAACAATGGAATGATAACAAACGAGGACTGTATGGATTTAATGGCAAGGTACGAGGATAACCACTTTGACCTTGCAATTGTAGATCCACCTTATGGAATTGAGAGGTTTAAAAAAATGAATAAAGGCGATGCTATTCACAAAAAAACTGATGTTGGGAAAAATTGGAACAATCAAAAACCAAATGATGTTTTTTTTAATGAATTATTTAGAGTAAGTAAAAACCAAATTATTTGGGGTGCTAATAACTTTAACTTACCTACAAGCGAGTATTTTTTAATATGGGATAAAAAACAAATGTACCCAAATTTTGCGAGGTGTGAAATGGCATATGTTTCAATGGGTTTAAAAAAACCTGCTAAAATTTTTGAATATAGTATAATGAATATATCAGGTAAAAAACAACATCCTGCTGAAAAACCTATATCTCTATATGAATATATCTTAATGAATTACGCAAAAGAGGGGGATAAGATATTAGACACCCATTTAGGTAGTGGAAGTATAGCGATAGCGTGTCATAATTTAGGATATGAGCTTACAGGGTGCGAACTCGATAAAGATTATTACGAAGCAGCTATGAAGCGAATAAACGAACACAAACAACAAATAAGAATGTTCTAATGGAAAATATGATAAGTTATTACAAGGATTGGAAAAGCAATACAGAGTGCGAAAAGATACACAAGTATTGCGACAAGATGATTGACATATTCTCAAAAGGACTAAAGCCTAATAGCAGACAGGGTAAAAGATGTAAGATATACGTGGCATCATTAGACCAAGTATTCGATTCTAAACTCGCAGCATCAAAGGCTTTAGGAAGACACGAGAACTACGCTTGGGGAGTATTAAGCGGTTTACTAAAAAACAAACACGGAATAGAACAGATATACTAATGGATGCAGAATGTTTAGTAGTTGTAGTGGTATTTTCTTTTTTAAGCTACATAAAAGGATATGACGATGGGCAAAGATGAGTTCCTATGCATAGACGATATATTC